AACTGGCGGAACTGTAACAGGTACTTTTCACTACACTATGGTAGACAATGCTAGAGCAGGTGAATCACAACCTGAATTAACATAGTAATTAATTAATTAGTGTGGGCTTCGGCCCACACATAAAATTATAAAAGGAGAATATATATGTCAGGTGGAAGTTCATTTTCAAGCGACCAAACAACCCTTAACAAAACTACAGGTGCAGCTTCTGCATTAAAAGTAGGTAGAACTAGAGTTACCTCTATTCAAGGTAAAGGAGAAGCAGGTTCTGTTTTATCTTTACATGATGCAGCTACTGCAGGTGCAGCAGCAGCAGGAAATCTAAAAGCTATCTATAGATATGACACTGAAGGACTAGAAGTTTATGTTCCAGGTTCAGGTATTTTGTTTAAACTTGGTCTTATTGCTACACTTACTCAAACTACCGGTACAGACGGCAGTGTTACTGTAACTATTACCGGAGCGTAGGCTTACATGGCGACTATTACTTTTACAGTTACAGTTGCAACTGGCACTAACGCTTTTAGTGCGGGTGCTGATAAATTTTTTATTAACGGCAAAGTTAGTCCACCTTTAGTACTTCAAGAAGGTAATACTTACATTTTTGATCAATCTAATGGAACTAACGCAGGAAAAGTTTTAGCATTTTCAGCTAAAAAAGATGGCAATCTTCCAAATGCAGCAGCTCCATATACTACAGGTGTAACTACAAACGGCACAGCAGGACAAGCAGGGGCCAATACTACTATTGTAGTTGGACCAGTCAGAACTATAGGCGCTCCTACATTATTTTATTTCTGTGCAGCAACTGCAGGAATGGGTAATATAGCAAATACTCTTTCTCCTACATCAGGAACTTCAGAAAAATTTAATCCAGCAATTGATGATATTATTGAAGAAGCATTTGAAAGAACTAATATAAGAGGAACTAGAACAGGTTATCAATTAAAATCTGCAAGACGATCTTTAAATATTATGTTTAAGGAATGGGAAAATAGAGGTGTACATTTATGGAAAGTAAAATTTGCAGAAATACCTCTAATAGAAGGTCAAGATGAATATAGTTATGCAACTGACTCAATTAATTTTCCATCAGATTTAAGTCAAATTTTAGAAGCATTTTACAGAAATAATACAACAACAACTAATCCACGAGATACTACTTTAACTCAAATTAGCAGATCGCAATATAGTGCAACACCTAATAAATTAACTAAAGGTACACCTTCACAATATTATATAGATAGAAAAATTGATCCTAGTATATTTTTATATACTACACCAAGTTCAAGTGTATCTAATACAACTACACCTAGCAGTCATCAGTTTTGTTTTTATTACATGGCACAAATAGATAACCCAGGATCTTATACAAATACATCAGATGTAGTAGATAGATTTTATCCATGTATGATGTCAGGTCTTGCTTATTATTTAAGTATGAAATATTCACCTGCAAGAACACCAGAGCTAGAAAGAATTTATGAAAGTGAATTTTTAAGAGCTTTAGATGCAGACAACCAAGGTACATCTACATTTATTTCACCACAA